TGGACAAGGTACTTTTGGAACTGACTATAACGGAGCTTTCTATATAGATTCTAGCAACGGATTCCAAGTTGCCAGGGTAGTTGGATCTCTTAGCTTTGGTCTTGGAACAAGCTATGGTCCAGCCGCCGAGTACATGATTGTTTCTGATTACACTTACGTGCCAGCTGCTGGTGAAAGAAACTACAGCTTTACTGTTCCACTAGATCACGGCTTGCCAATGGGCGCCAAGATCATTTCTGTCACCATGGGTATTTATTTGACACAGAACGGAGCAACCTTGGATATTTCTGCCGGTACAAATAACCAGTACACGCTGAGCTTGATACCTTATCTCCCAACCGCAACTGCCAACTCTGCAAACGGAGTAGCAGATGTCAAGAGTAACATAAGGCTACTTGGCGGTATAACTGACGAAGCTTTGAATATCTTCGGACTTCTACAAAGTACTTTCTTTGTCGGTAGCTCTACCACATCAAATCAAAGACAAATATCAGATTTGACCAGCGCAACTCAATACATGACTATTACAGCTGCGCAGACTTCCGCAAACCAACAATGGTATACCGTGGATGGTCTCCACAGAATTGCAGCAACCTTTGATTTCAACTATAAGAGAATGGGTGGTACCACAGCCGCGCATTTCGTAACCTGGTACCTATCTCCAATAGTTGTACAATACAGATGGTAAATAATGGGTACTAATAATTTCTCTAAAACAGACCTGAATAATATCTACAATATCGTTCAATCTTCGATGATAGTGTATCCAAAGGAAATCATTATTGCTACATTACGTGATTTCTTTTCACAGGATAGTTATTACCATTTTTCTAAGGATCAATGGGGATTTGCAAACACAACAGATCACACCGATCTGCCACCCGGAGCCGACTTGCCTAGAGGGCCGGGTGCTAACCCACAATTGAACCCGAGCCCAATTCTGCCCACTCGTATCTTCATTGGTGAAAACTGGAGATACGATGCTATTTTTTATCCTGCTATCCTGGTTAAGAGTGGCGGCACTAGATATGTACCAATTTCTATCAATCGTAACCAAGGCGGCATTGAGTTTAGTAAAATTCTCTTTGCGGATGGGTATGGTAATGAAACAGCTATCTACAGACCTGTGGCCGTCGTAACAAATGGTGCTTGGGAAGGGTCAATTTTGATAGATGTTATGAGCAGGAGTTTAAGAGCTAGAGATGATTTGGTAGAGCTAATTGGAATGTGTTTCACAGAAATACATTTCGACACACTACACGACATAGGCATTATAGTCAAGCCAATTACAGTCAGTGGCACAACCGAGACAGACGACCGAAACGACAAGCTATTTAGGCAAACTCTAACATTAGATATAAGAACTGAGTGGAAGAGAGTGATACCAATAGAGAATACTATTGACTCTATTTTCTTTACAGCCACCTTTTCAGATTTGTCGCAGCCAAACAGCCCAATAGCAGCCAATCTAACTATCAATACAGAAGTTGGTATGGTGGATATGCTACTAAATATGTAAAATAGGGTGGGTAGATTTAGGCATAATTATAAAGTTTAAGACCGGCAAGCCACAAAATGTGTGAATATGACTTCAAGGATAGCAATATTACTACATTTTAGTGATGCAGTCCACAAACCGAGTGAGAAGGATTTAACATGGCAAATATACCAGGCGCAACAAATGCCTTACCAGGAGTATTTACAAACGTAATAACACAGTCAAGTGGTGTTGCGATTCCTGGAGGTTCACGTGTTACAGCCATGATTGGCCAAGGTTCTACCAATGAGACCTTAGTTGCCCAGGCTTTAGGTGGTGGTCAAGACGGACTAAACCCAGAATACACAAGTAGCACAGGCTCTGACGGCAGACACTTTGCTACAGCAAATTTTCCCCTAGTTTCTAACCGTACTACTATATTCAAGAATGGTATTCCACTAGTTGGATTTGAATTAGGTCCAATTACACCAACTACAACTTTTAGTGATATTTACGATTATCAACTCGATCCTACTACCGGACATATTTTGTTACAGTCTGCCCATCTACAAGATCAGGGCGGAACTTTTTATGTACCACTCAGCACCAACGTTGGTTTGGGTACTTTAAACAACCTGACACTAGAAGATCCAAATGCTCCACCAGAGACTTGGACCATTCGTTGTGTTGGCGTTCAAAGAAATGCCATGAACCAACCAATTGCCGGAACTGCAGATTTCCAAGCTTTCGGAACTGTCTCTGGCTCTCCACTAGATGCAAATGGTAATCCAATTATCTGGATTGCAAATGGCGAGACCGTTACTAACGGAATTCTAAGCTTCAGCATTACCGAAACACAAGTAGGCGGTATGGCTGTTTCTCCATTCCGTCAAGGTGACGCATTTACTATCATCGTCGCTAGCGGCGTTCTAGTGCGTGGTGACTCTTTGACTACAAATGAGATTCCAGTAAACAACATCAACTTGCCAACTGTTCTCACAGGAATTTCCGATGCAACCAATTTCTGCGGACCAGCAAGTTTGACAAACAACTTGAGCTTAGGCGCTCAAATGTTCTTCGCAAACGGAGCTTCTTCCTTGCTCGCTCTACAAGCGGCCCCACCATTGCCAAGAAGAACATCTTATGTTTTGGATCCAAGCGTAAATGCTCTATCCACAAATCCAGATGACTTTACCTTCCCTTTCCCAATTGGTGTTGTTCCAGATTTCAACTCTGACATCCATGTCTTCGTAACCAATCCAGCCACTCAAGTAGAAACTCAGGTACTACCTAACAAGTTTACCTATTACACCCTGAATACTGCTGGCCAGCCAACTACTCAAGAATTCGTCTTCAGTAACCTTCAGCCTCCAGCAGGATACTCCTTCGATTATACTGTCGTCAACAGCTTCGAAACCGTGGTTAGCGAATTTGACGGTTACATTGGTAGACTACCAGCTTTCGGAACGACAGCAGTCTTCAACTCACCAAGTGTTGAATTTGATTTAAGCTATGTCGGACAGTTACTAAAGGTTATCGACTCTAACAACAGAGCCAACGTTGGTATCTTCAACATCACTGGTGTTTCCAGCGGTCAATTGACTATCCAGACCATCACAACTGGTGAGCCTGGTGATCCAATTCCATATCCAACTCCAAGCGGCTTCCCCGATTTCGTTCAGGATCCTCTTCCACAAACATTTGAACTCATCTATGTCCCAACTGGTTTGCCAGTGGTGGGCGGATCTGGTACAGATGGTACATTGGTTGGTTTCACAAACACCGCACAAGCTACGCTACACAGCACCGCTGTTAACTTCAGTACCTTCCCTAACTTGATAGCAGATTACAGACTGCAAATCAATGGATCAACTGTTGGAAACAATGGTCTATACGATATCATTGGCTACAACTCTCTAACCAACACTTTGACAATACAAATGGCCTTTGTTAGCGAGAGCGGTCTGAGATATGAAGTCCTAGATCCAGATCTCACCAGCACTTACTTGGTTTTGAACCACAACGTTGTTCCAAACGGCAACCAACTTAGAGTTACTATCGTTGACGCCAGAGACGCAGCTTTCTATGATGCTGGCTGGGTCAATGCTCTCGAAGTTCTAACAACTGTCGAATGCGATATCTTGGTTCCACTACCAAATCAAACCATCACAGTTATTTTCCAGAACTGCTTGAGTCATTGTATCACAATGAGCAATATTGCGAACAGAAAAGAAAGAGTGTTGTTCATCGGAGCTATCCAAGGTTTGACACCAGCCAACTTGACTGGCGCACAACTGGCCGCAGTTGAAGATTTGGGTATCCTGGAAGGAATTCCTAACAACGATATTACTAGCACTTTGGCTGGTAACATCCAGGACATTGCTAACTACTCTGTACCAGATGCTTATGGCGAGACATTCAGAGCCGTTTATTTCTATCCTGACCAGATCGTGGTACAGGCTGGCAGTGAAAACGTGCTCATCGATGGATTCTATATCGCAGCTGCTGCCGCAGGTTATGCTAACGCGGACCTCAACTTGGCAAATCCATTCACCAACAAGGTGTTCAGCGGATTTACCATCCTCAGAAACAAGACCTTCTCTACTATGGTCTTGGAGCAATTGGCTCAAGCAGGCGTCACTACTCTACAACCAGTCGCTGGTGGTGGAAGAGTGGTCTGGGGTATTACCACTTCACAAAGTGGATTCCCAGAGGAACAAGAAATCTCTATCGTCTTCATCAGAGACAGAGTTGCTAAGGTATTGCGTTCTGGATTCGCAGGCTTCATTGGAACTCCACAAACCGCCAATACACCAATCGCTTTGAATACAGAAGCTGTGCTCTTGCTCAACTCTCTAGTTACCCAAGGATTGATTGCTGGTTACAAGGGATTGACAGTAACACAAGATCAAGTAGACCCACGTCAATTCGATATTGCTGTTAGTGTTCAGCCAATTTATCCACTCAACTGGATCTATATCGTAGTGAATGTTGGTAATTTGGGAATATGAAAGATATATACCCTTTAGGGAGTAATAACTTATGACTTCGAGTTCAACTTATCCACAAACAGGTTCAACCTTATACGTACCAGGCGGAAGTACTACAGTTGGTGCAATTAACGTAACTGCTACATCAATTGCTACTAACATATTGATTACAGTTAGAAATCCAAATGCTCCAGGTGGTTATGTACCAGTAGGTGCAGTTCAGTCGATGGCTATTTCCGAAAGACGTCCACTTAAGATGATTGATGAAGTTGGAACAGATGGTCATATTGACTCTACTCCAAATCAATCTACAAACATCACTGGAACTTGCCAGAGAGTAAGATTCGATCAATTAAGAGTTGCTGAAGCTTTTGATAGAAGCTTTTTGCATGCATCAGCTCAAGTTTATCCTTTTGATATTATCATTTTCGATAAACAAAAATTTGTTACAGGTAGCCAAATTCAAACGGTTATTAAGAACGTTTGGATCTCTGGTATTGATTATACTTACCAAGTTACTGACTGGGTTATCACAGACAGCATGACCTGGGAAGCAGAAACAATCTTTAGCATGACCCTTGGTGGCAACCCAGCTGCTCAAGGTGGATACAACCAGATTCAGTCCTTCCAGCAAGGCAATCCAGCTTGGATTGAAGTTGCAACTGATATGGGTCTCAATGGTAGAAGAGGTTCTTTGGATGCTGCCGGACTTATCGATATTGGTTCTGCCAACTACGGTACTGTCAATACAACCAACATCTTCTAATTCAATAGAATAACATCCATAAATAGTTCTTAAAGTACCCTGTAATGATATATAATCTTTGCAGGGTATTTATTTTGTGGAGTTAAACAATGCCAAAATTTGAAAGTCCATTAGGTAGTAGAGAGTTTCGTAATCCAGGAATGAGAGAGATCAATGTTCCTGATGAAAGTGGACAAGCACCTTTACCAGCACGTCCTCATCAATCACCACCTGTTCTTGACCAGGCAGCATTCCAAGAGTTTCAATCTCGTATGCAACCACCTCCTCCTCAAATGAGAGAGATGTCGCCAGCAGAACAAGATATTCTAGCAGCTAAAAGAGCTAGAAGAGAAGGTAAAGAAAGATTGACAGATGGTGCCAAGCGTCGTATTGAGATGCTAATTGGTATGACCAGATCAAGCAAGGATTTAGATATTGCTGGACAACATTATAGATTGCAGACACTAACATCACAGGAATTACGTGATGCTATTACTGGAGCAGCCGAATATGATGGTACTGTTCAGTTTATTTTTGAAACTAGAAAACAACTACTGGCTCGTTCACTTGTAATAGTGGCTGGAGTGGAAGTTGATCAGTTCTTAAATTCTACTGAAATGGAAGCTCGTTTAGAGTTCATCGAGTTGATGGATCACGCCCTATTACAAAGATTATACAATGAATATGTAGCCTTGGCACAGGAAGCTCAGGATAAATACGCTATGAAGACTGAGGCCCAGGTTAAGGAGGTACTGGAAGATCTAAAAAAATAATAAATGAACCGGAACACCGTTTCATTTGGCATTTGTGTAAGATGTACCAGAAATTGCCAATTGATCCATTTATTACTGAAATGGATCCGGTTCTAAAGATGTGGCTGTATGAACAATGGCTAGGCGATCATCGAGATGATGCAGAACTAGCTAAAAATCACGCATATCTATTAGGCTCCTTCTTTAACTCTGAAGCGGTACAACAACTACTAAATGATAATGTTCACGAATCCTCCGATGAGGATTATGAAGAGTCTCTGAGAATGGTTAGAGACACCAATCTCAAGCTACTACAAGCTGAGAAAGCCCCGAAAAGAAGAAAGCGTAAGGCAACCCTAAAGGAATGATAAATGGCCAACGGAACTGACCCAACGACAACAGCAACTACCGACATAGTGACGCCTAGTGCTGATGATCAGCAACAGTGGCAACAGTTTAATACACTTATCGATAGTACTGGCACCAGCCTAACCAATGTCGGTAATATTGGCCATACAATCACCAACGTTTTCAATAGCCTTGGTGGCCAAATATCAACCTTAGGTAATTCATTCAATTCGCTAAGTGGTATGACAGACGATACCGCTGCTAAATTTGGTTTGATTACAACATCTGTTATTGGTGCCACAGAAGCATTCAAAAATCTGGCTGGTGTAGATACCACTCGTCTAGTTACTTTCAAAGGCCAACTGAAAGACCTTCTTGACATCGTTAGAGAAGGTCCCGGAACTCAATTAGCAGCTAGAGCCATCTCTGACATAATTGGCGAAATGACATCCCTAGGCGCATCATCGGATATAACCAAAAAAGCCTTTGCAGAACTTAAGACTGGTGTTACAACAATGGCCGCAGCATTTCTAAACAGCGCCGATAACATTGTTAGACTTCAAAATTCTTTCATGCAAATGACCATTCAAGGAAGTGGTTCAAATGCCCTCTTTAGAAACATCTCTGAAACCATTAAGGGAGTAGGAACAGATTTCAACAATATAAACGATGTTACATCACGTTACACCGCAGTTTTGAACAATGCTACTAGGGCTTTAGGTGGCAATCAAGAATTAGCATCACAGTACATGGCAGAAATCAATAGAATGCCTGGTGGTCTAAAAGCACTACTGACACAAACGGAACTGGCTGGCAACAAAACTGATCTCCTGACTGCTAGCATGCATTATGCTGTAGGGGCTGGCCGAGATCAAAAATCTGTCTTCGATGACATGAACAAGGCCATGACAGAATATAGTTTGACTGGTGGTGACGCCCTTAGGTTCTCTGCCAGAATGACTGAAGTAGCTGATACGTTAGGCGCTCAAGTTAGAGATGTGCAGGGTGCTTTGACAGAATCAGCTGACGCTTTTAAGATGTTTGTTTCTGATGGCGCTAACGCTGCCAACATGACGCAGGGCATGGCCGATGCGATGAGAAACTATGTTGGTGAACTAACTTCAGTTGGTATTCCGGCACAAAATGCTATCCAAATGTTTAGAAACTATACCAGCGTTATGAAAGATATGAATCTTGGTCAACAGGCATTCGTATCTACCATGACTGGTGGACCGGGCGGACTTCGTGGCGCTTTTCAAATGGACCAGCTAGTTAGACAGGGCAATTTCGAAGAGATTCGACGCAAAGTTGAGCAAACAATTAGAAGAATGACTGGCCCCCTCGTTTCCTTGGATGAAGCTTCCAAAAGTGAAGGCGCTGCAGCCCAATACACTCGTCAAATTCAATTGCTACAAAGTGGACCATTGGGTGGTTTGGCTAAAACCAGACCAGAAGCTGAAGCTCTCTTGCAAGCTATGAAAGAAGGTAAGAAAATTCCTACTACCGGAAAGACTGCCGAACAATCTTTGAATGAGACCGTAGCACGTGGTACCAAGTGGCAAGAAGGAACTTATACGGAAGTATCTAAAGCTGTAGGTATTCTAAGGGAAAGGCAAGTACAAGCTGGTACAATTAACTTAAGAACTGTCAGAGGACTGACTGGAGCTACTGGAATGTTGGGTGGCGGTATGGGTGGAGCTGGGGCTGGAATTTCTCCCGCTATACAAGAAAGAATAAGGGCCGCTCAGAGAGTTGCTACAACAGGTGGAACTGGCGCAGATGTATTCAAAGAATTGGGTGAGTCAATCGGTAATTTGCCGGCCTCAGTAAAAGAAGCTATGAATACACTCAGAGATGCAGTTTCATCTGGTAAACGAGAAACTATTACCCAGGCCAACCAACGTGTAACTGAGGCCGTACAGGGCGCTGTAAGTCGTCAAAATGTATCACTCGGTGCTTTCAGTCAAATTGAAGACTATGCCCCAGCTGGAAGACAACTTGGTCGTAACGTGACAACTGGAGGTGGCGGCGGAACTACAACAGGTGGTCACACAGCAGGTAAGACTGCACTGACACCAACTCAATTAGGTGGTGGACAGTCCAGTGGTCAACCAATACCAGTAGTATTGGCTAGTGGTTCCGCAATCAGCGTTAACTTTACAGGCGTCTGTCCTCATTGTGGAAAAGGCGTTCACACTACCGAAGTGGCACACACTGTTGCACCGCAAGCTTTGGGTGGTTTTGGAGCAGGATTTTAACTGATAACAAGGAAATAATATGGCTACCTTTTCATTAGACTCATCAATAAGCGGTGTAAATAATTTAGCCGCTACCATAAATGGTCTGAACCCAGTTACACAACAGCAATTGGGCTTGGCTCAGCAAAGTGGATTCCTGGTTGGAGCTACTCCAGCAGATGATGGCAACGGATTACCATTTACCCAAATTAGCCCAAATGTTAATGCTTCAATTAACAGAAATATTATTACTTGGTTCGTTCCACAGTATGGAACAGTGCGTATGTTTATCAACCCGCAGAATATTTCCTATGTTCACAAAAAACTAATTAATAAGGACAGAACTAAGGGTGGATTTACTTTGCAATACTGGGGAGAAGAATTAAGCCAACTCAATATTGGTGGTACGACTGGTAGTTCTGGTATCGAAGGCATTAATATGTTGTACGAGATTTATCGTGCTGAGCAATATGCTTTTGACGCTATTGGCCTCACCTTAGCTGCAAATAATGCTTCAGCTGACGTGGCTAACAACTTAAATCAGGGTATTGGTGGCGCTATAGGGCAGACAATTGGTACCAACAATTTCGTACAAGCTTCCAACGGAGCTGGTCTTCTAGGTGGTATATTAGGATTAGATTCCCCTAGCAATCTCTTATCGGCTAGAAATATTCCATCTTTGGCATCTTTGGCCTTCGCAGTGGAAATGTATTATGATGGCTGGGTTTATAGAGGATACTTTGAGAATATGACTATTAATGAGCGAGCTGACAATTTTCTATTGGAATACAGCATGCTATTTACTGTTACTCAGAGAAGAGGTTACAGAACCAATTACTTCCCATGGAGTAACAGCCCAATTAATGGTCCAAGCAGTTACAACACTCCACCGTCTTTCAGTGGTTTTACTCAAGTAAATGCAACTGCAGCTTCTCAAGGAGCAACTATTAATGCTAATACTTTGGTGAACCTGTAAGGATTTTATGAGTTTTTTGGGTGATTTATCAGATCAGATCAGTAGTCAGTATAGTCTGGGTGAAAACACTACTACTTCATTAAATTCTATTGTAGATGGTCAACAAACACAATATGGAAATTTGGGATCTTTTCCCTTCGATCATTCTGCTGAAAGAAGATATGTGGAAGAGGGATATTTAAGAAGAGATCCTTACAGTACACTTCCAAAATCGAATGATATTCTATGGCAAGAGCCTAATGCTACAGTTTTAATTAAGAAGAGAATGTATTCTTCTGTAGCTGAGAATTATCGTCCTGATTTTATGGATGCTGATGATAAGCTGTATTACAAGGCCATGAGCATATTGTTTCAGAACAAATGCAATCAAATATCAGCCCTTGAAAAATTAAGTAAAATAGCACACGTTACCGCTGCTGTTGGAAATGTTAATGAGCAGCTTCTTCCAGTAATCGTTACCCTAGCAGACATTGCTAACAACGCATACGCCACTGGTGGAGCCATTAATAACACTGGTAACGTTTTCGGATCATATCCTGGTGGCACTAATCCATTTACAACTCAGGATGGAACTAGCTTTATTAAAACGGTAGATAGATTAAGAGTCCTATTAGCTTTTAATCATACTAATCCGTACACTACTTGGATTACGGACGCCACTAATTTGTATCAGTCCACTTTAGGAGCCGGCACCGGTGTAATTGAAATAACTAACTTCACCACTATCAATACGACTACTACTACAACTTTAGATGGTGGACGTTTCAGTCTCAGTATCGTTGATCCATATGAATCAATGTTAATTTCTGACTATGATATTGAAGTGGCCCTTAGCGATGCAACTAATCTATTCTACAATAACAAAGCATTTCAATTTGGCGTTCAAAGCTCTAACCAAGTAATTGCTGATCAACAGAATCAACTAAGCTCTCTTCGCAGCAGTATAAATGCTAGCCCTCTCGATTTTCAAATTGACACGAATACATTAGCAGGCCCAAGAGTAACTGTTATTATCGAACGTTCTGGTATAGAGATTCCGTTCACCTATAATGCTTTAGGCATCATTCCTGGATTGGGGGGATCTGGCGGTAGCGTAACTGTTCCAGATGATTACCTCGAAGGTGGAGCTGTTGCTGGTTATGATGGTTTGAGCACTGCACCGAGTCCATTAGGTATTGGTCAGAATGTCGCAAGACTCTTCAATCAGAATGAATTGAGTCTATTTCAAAGCATCATCACGGCCATCTTTCAACAACTAGATTTGTTAGCCAGTACAGCCGGAACTTTTTCCAACAATAACCAACTAACCAACTATGCTCGTCGTAAACTTCGTTTTAACTTTTCAGGAAAACTGATCATTCAACCGATGGATGTTGCCCACATCTATATGAGTTCCAAAACTCAGATGGACAACAAAATAATGACAGGTCTTACGCAAATGTTTAGCGGATTGGGTATTTTGCAAAACATTGCCAACATGCAAAATTCGATAACCAACGCCACTGATATTTTGTTCAACCCATCAGCTAACATATCGCTTCAAGCTGAAAAATCCATGTATGTGGGTCCAGATTTTCCTAATTACCTTTGGGCTTTGGTCAGAACACAGTTCGTAACGGAAAAAGAAGGCACGCACGTTTTTGGTGGAGTTGTTGAAAGCGCCATAGATACATGGCAAAGTGGAAAGTTCACCATTGATGTAAGTGGTATGGACAATAGCTACTATTTTAAGCAGGGAAAAATCAATTTTAAGCCAGGAGCTGATGCATTCAATGGATTAATTTTTGATCCTCTTACTCCGTTTAAATCCAATTTTGACAGCATTATTGTTAACAATGTTCCTGGTACACTGGAACTGTTAGACGAGAACAAAGCTATCCTTTCCGAAACTGGTGCTGGCTCCATGGTTAAGTTCAAGCAGGGGGCTTTAGCTGGAGAAAAGGCTACTCAAGGAAACTACATTCAAGATCAAAGCATCGATCAAACAACTGGTAGACTCACACGAGTTCTTTATGCTCCAGATGGTTTGGTTTACAAATGGAAACAAGGAATTGGCGTCTTCACGCAGGCAGGCTCTTCCAGCACTATCAACGATCCAAGTTTGGTAGGAACTCCAAACATCTATAAAGAACCATTTGCTGGTTTGGATGTTATGAACGTAATTTCTCTGTTAATCACTGGAACACCGTATAACTTCGCTACTTACTACAAAGCTACGCAGGATTTATTTGGTTTCAGTGGAGATCCACAGAGCAAGCAATCTTCTTCATACTCATTTATCAATTCTCTAAGAACCAGTTTGACCAAGAGCAATACACTATGGGGAAATTTCATTCCATATAAGAATCTGGTCATGAATGAACAGGCTATTGCCCAGGCCATGCAGGCTCAATTGACAGTGACCAATGCCAATGCAGATCTTGACAGCAAGCTCAAGAAGTTTAACGATTTGCAAAAAGCTTTGACTGGATTAGGTGCCATCAACGCTTTATCTACAAACCTACCAGCAAACATTAGTCAGAGTGTCGCGTCCCAGATCAAAGACCTCCAAGGTCAAGTATCTAACTTAACCAATAACATCAATAATTCAATCTTAGCTGTTCAATCTGCTACTAAGACTTTCTTTAATCAAGTAAACAATAGTCCAACCTATGATAGTAATTATCTCATTGATGGTCAAAACAATCCATCGGATAGCGTAGCAAGGAAACAATTACGCAGACAGACTAACTATTTGACTAGACGTATGTCATACGATGTTCGCGCCAATCAGGATAAGAATCTATTCATTGTGGATGATTACTATGATGTCGATTACGATATTGCCGCTTTCAATAAAGCTCTGGCTAATGGTATCGATTTGTATAGCACAGAGTATAGCAACGTAGTAGATAAAATTAGACAGGCAGCGGATTTGCTTAACTTGGAAGTCTTTTGCGATTCCCAAGGACACATAAGAGCAAGATCTCCTCAGTACAATAGAATGCCAAGCTCTGTATTTTACAGAATGCTTTACTTGAAACAAGCGCTGAATATACAAATTTTCCCACAATTCCTCAATAGTTTGTTTACAGATCAGTTACAAACTTTGAGACAAAATATAGAAATTCTAGAAGACCAAATCAGGTTGGATTGTGCTATCTTGGGACAATATCCTAGCATCGATGCTACCGGAGACGCTACTGCATCAAGCTTTCTCACTAGCCAACAGGTAACACAGGGCATGGGCGGAACTTTCAATTTCATCTCGGATTCTACGGATACTATTACGGATATCCAAAATCTAGTGGCTCAGGCCAATCCAGAAGTTACAGATGGTGCTATACCCCAAAGCAACTCGGACTACAGCAAATTGGTTGCCTCCGGAACATCCACCAAACAACTGTTCGGTAATGCTGAGCAGTATGTTATTTTATTTCAGGCGTTGCAAGCACAAAATCAAGTACAACAGGGACAGAACACAGGTAGCGGAACCAGTACTTCTATTTTCCAGAACACCGTGGTACAACAACTTATCACACGCATCCAAACCAAATCTGGACAAACTATTAACAGCAAAGACTATTTAACTTCTGCTGGACCAAACCAAGCAATCGAAGTAGATACTGGTCAAGTCGTTGATTTGTTCAAAGTAACCAATGAACTCACTCAATACATGCAGCAATGGCAAAATGCTGTAAAATTATTCTACCACACTGTTAAGAATGCGGCTGAATACAAATCTCTTGATGATAACAGCACGATAGCTAGCAGTCTAACTAACCCAGGACTTTTCGGTAATCAAAACATTCCCGAAGTGTATGAACATATGATTGAGGACGAATCGTATGATGATTACGGCCCAGGCTCAGGTTCTAGATATGTTATCAAACAAGTGCAAATAAGAAGTATTAGAATTGGCGAAAATGCACCACCTTATACAGCCGTTGAAGTTCATGGAACCTTTCCATTCTTCTCAGAAACACAAGGCGGTGGTGGTCCAAATGGATTGCAATCATTCCCAGGTGGTGGTAACGCTCTAGTAACTGCCTACGCCATAGATTATGATATGTGGCGTAATTATGGTTTCAAAGAACCATACATCGTCAACGTACCATTTTTGCAAGATCCGGTCTCCCAACTGGGACCATATGCAAGTATGATATTGAGCCGTAACCGCTATAATATTTTAAGAGGAACACTGACTATATCTGGCAACGAGTATATGCAACCTGGAGAGGTAATATACTTAGAAAATCGTAATCTACTATTTTACGTTACTTCAGTTAGCCACTCTCTAACACAAGGTGCTGGCTTTACTACCACCCTAGAGCTATCATATGGACATAGTATTGGAGAATATATTCCAACTGTTTTGGATACTATTGGTAAATTAATTTATAAGAACCAAGAAGTAACCAACACAATTATTCACAGACAAGATTCTTCAGCCACAGAAGAAAACTTGGGCGTTCTTCAGATAGACGGTAATAATCCTACCGTTCCAGTCACTGGAAACTCAAGTGATAACGCAAGCAACGTTAGCCCATATGCTGCTACCAATCAGACAGTTATTAACAACATATTGTATACTGCGGCTTACGTAATTAACGCTAACAATACTGTTGGTAATAACGTAAAGGCCGCTGTTGAATTAAGAATTTTTTACGACAAAAACAATCCAGTAAATTCACAACTTATGACTCAAGCCACTGCGGCTATGCAAAGTTTGACTGGCGGATCGCAGAGTATCAATAATGCAGCCGTTCAAAATCAACCAGTACAAAATATTACATTACCAGCTGATGCAGTAACTATAGCAACAATAAGTATGGATGATGAAACAGATAGAAGGTCACCTTCTCAAAAAGCTCTTGATGCTGCTAGAAATCAAATGAATAATGTAAGTACTAATACTGGTACACCAAATCCTTCAAATCCAAGTCCTAATCCAGGAACCAATTCAAGTGGCAGCAATACTGGAACAAATGCATCAGCAATTACAGCAAACAACAATCAACTAAGAATTTCACTGTTTAGTTATATTATTGACTGTTGGGTAACCTTCACTCAGGTTTCAGACTCAATGGCTAACCCAACCAGCACTACAACAGGTAATTTTGGGCCTGGGTTTTAAGGGGTCTAATGGCTACTGATAGACGCGGGGTAAATATATTCGATCCACCACCAGGTATGTTAAGATCTGGTTCAATAGTGGACTCTTCTGGCTCGAACTTTCGAGTCCAGTTAACGGAGGTATCTGCCTCTAGAGGAAAGCCCCTTGCTGTATCGGTACCACAAGCATTCCCACTAATAGATAGTACAGGCATGTTTATTGGTGCCTTACCAGCCAAGAATACGCCAGTTACTGTGGCTCAGAGTTTAGGAGGCCAATATCATTTGGTCAATTATGAGCCAGAAAATGATCAAATCATTCCGAATCTATTACCTGGACAGATGTTGATTCAATCGACAGATACATCACGTATTTTATTCGATTCAGACAGTAACATCAATATAGGTTCTGACGCCAATTATATTCATGTCTTTGCCGGTAGTCAAAGATATCCTAAGATGAATTTGATTACTTTCAATTTCGAGAATGAGAATCATTTTAATCAATCATTTCGTGAAATAGGTGGATTAGTTAAAAGAGATTTGCGCCCCAATCCACAAGCGGCTTCCTATAGTGGAAGTACTAAGTTAGAAGATGACAGTTATGACCCTATCTTTTCAATTATAGGATTGGATCCCTCCGCTACAGCTAACGATTTAGTAACGGGTTCTACAAAGAATCCTCCGTTCACAGAGCATCGTGAAATGCTATATGAATTTCAGTATCAGTCCAATGTAGATGATGATAAAACTGAATCTAATAAGTATACAACCACCGCTCAAAATCTGACTATCTACACTACACCAAATCGTCGCAGCAGTCGTGCCGATACAATGAGTCTAAGCTTGGTCGCTCCTAACTTCTTGATTGAAGAGGTTAAGGGTACATCTGTTGATATTTTCGGCAACATTCTAGATATTAACAGATTACCAATACCTGTTGGTCTGAGCCCTACTACAACTTTACGTACCAACGGTACTGTTGCTACTACCAATGCTCAACAATCATTTCTAAATATCAAGGCGCTAGAGCGAAAGAGTATTGCTTTCCACTGGGAGCTAAACGCTAGAAAAGATCCAAATCCAACTAATCAAGGCACTGCCCTAAGTATCAATGATGATAACTACAACGCTAAATTACAACGTAGTAGGTTCTTTATTGATGTGGATAAAGAAGGCCAATTCAAGTTAAACGTTCCAGCTTCCAGTGAAGTTGGTAACGTGCCACTACTGGTCCGCCCTGAGAACTATTCTACTTTCGCAACCACCGATAATAGCAACCCAAATCAACTTTGGTTCTTGCAGAGTGGCCAACCAACTAGCCAAGACGTTTATGTAGATTCCTTTGCTGCGGCTATGACTAGTCCAAGTGGTGCTGCCGTTGGATTCAATACAACATTCCCACACGGCTCCATTACACTAATGGATGCAAACACCAATGCAAATGCTGGACCAATTGATCGTATTAGTCAGTTCGTGAATAATAGTCCTTACAACATCAAACATGGAACAGCTTATCACGACGTTTTACAAACAAACCAAGTACAGAGAAGCCCAGCCACTTTAGGCTATCCAACTGGCACAGTTTCCAACGTAGACCCCAGCTATATTGCCAGCGATCCAGCAACCAATGCTGCTGTAGCCGTTTCTACTATCAATGTCTCTGGACCTGGCGCCAATGCAGGCGGTCGTAGCGGCTCTATTAACATGGATGGCTCTTTGGATTTGAACATTGGCGCAAATACTTCAGATAGACAATCCTTATGGTTAGATACTGCGGGTGGTGTGGTGGCCAATTTAGGCAGGGATCTAAATCAACGTAGTTTAATGTTGAGTATGAATGGACACGCCTTTATTCAAATAGGAGGATTTGGTGTAGCTGGAGATGCCAGATTTACATCACTGGGCCAGGATGGAGCGCTTAATGGTATTCTTGATATTAGAATTGTAAACTCTGGATTCGTTCATTTGATAAGAGTTGACGACCAAGGTTTATTGATTATGACGCCAGGGCGCATCGGCATTCATTCTGGACAGGGCACAACTCTTTCATCCGATGGTGATATTGTAATTGATTGTGAAACATTGACTATGCAAGAAAGAGCGCACAAGAAGATATTTGGTGGTTCTAGCTAAAATAAAATGAAACAATTGAATAAGGGGATCCTAATAACTTGGATATATAAATAAACAATGTCACCATGTTCAGCGAATGACGTATCATTCCCATCACCTTCAGGTCCATCAGGTCCAGCAATTCCACCATTTGGTGTGCCATTTGCTACGCCACCCATTTCTACGCTACCATTCCCAGCTGGATTCCCTGAAGACTTATTAGCTATTCTTAATGAATTACAATTAATAATTCCTCCTGGTACATTAAACCCCGCCCTTAATCCAAATTTCGGGAAAGATATTTTCGATGGTATCATGAAATTGCTTGATCAATTCATGCCATTCTTGATGCTCTATAAATTCTTCTTGCCAGTTCTAAATCTTATCATATGTATTATCGAAGTTTTATGCGCTTTAATGAATCCATTCGCACTCATCAGCGCTATCGATAGATTATTTACACAATGCATTCCAGAGTTCCTTAATTTGTTCCCGCAGTTTGCATTGATTGTAATGATTATCTCTATTTT